GGGGTGTTCGTATTCGTAATGATGACGAGCCTCTTAATCCTGGTGAGTTCAGAGACATCGATGTCCCAGGTGGAGATCTCAAAAATTCCATCATCCCACTGCCATACAAAGAGCCATCTGGCACATTAGCACAGCTTTTAGGAGTAGTTGTTGACTCTGGAAGGCGTTTTGCACAGGTTGCAGACGCAAAAATAGCAGATGTTAACTCACAAGCACCTGTTGGAACCACTGTTGCACTGATAGAACAGGGTTCAAAGATCATTTCTAGCATACATAAGCGTCTACATTACGCTCAGAAACAAGAATTTCGCATGTTAGCCGAAATTTTTAGTGAAAATCCAGTTCCATATCCATATTTTGTTGGAAATGTGCCTCCAGAGACCATGCAATCCGACTTTGATGGACGTATTGACATACTTCCAGTGTCAGATCCGAACATTTTCTCTATGGCACAGCGATTATCACTGGCTCAGACACAATTACAACTAGCTCAAGCCGCTCCACAGATGCATAATCTTCATGAAGCGTACAGAAGAATGTATGATGCACTTGATATTAAGAATATTGAGGGTATTTTACCTCCTCCGATGCAGCCACAGCCAATAGATCCAGCAACCGAGAACGGAAATGCACTAAAAGGTATGCCTATACAGGTATTTCAGCAACAAGATCATGAAGCACACGTTAGGGCACATATAGCATTTTTATCAACCCCAGCAGGTCAAGTAAATCCACAGACATTTATCTTGTTACAGGCACATACACAAGAGCATGTTGGTATGATGGCTAGAGATCAAGTCAATAAATTCTTTGAGGAGTCAATCAAAGCTGTACAACTAGCTGGTCAACCTGTTCCTCAATTAGATCCAAACGCTGTTGAGGCTGCTATAGCTCAACAAACTAGTGAGATATTAAAAGAAGTAATGCCTTCTCTACAGCCACAACAACAGACAGATCCGTTGGTTGAGATTAGAAAAAAAGAGCTTGAGAACGATACAGCTGAACTACAAAGAAAAGCTATGAATGATCAGATGAACTTCCAGATTGATCAAGCCAAGCTACAACAAGCTTATGAACTTGCCCAACAAAGACAGTCTCTACAAGAGAACATTGCTGATGATAGAAATGATGTAAACATTTACAGAATCAATATGGCATCAGCTAACAGGGGTAACAAAGCTAAATAACCTATGATATAATCTGGATATGGATCCAGTAACAATATCATTAGCTATGGGCGTAGCATCAAAAGCATTTGACGCAATCAAGAAAGGTTTTTCTGTAGGTCGAGACATTGAACAAATGTCTGGAGACATTGGACGCTGGATGGGTGCAGTAAGTGATGTAGACAATGCAGAAAAACAAGCAAAAAATCCTCCATTGTTTGGTAAAATTTTCAAAGCTGGATCTATTGAAGAAGCAGCTTTGTCTGCTTATGCAGCCAAGAAGAAACTTGAGGAACAAAGGTATGAACTCAAGATTTTTTTGAATATGACCTATGGCCCACGAGCCTACGATGATTTACTCAAGATGGAAGGTCAGATCAGAAAGCAAAGACAAGAAACAATCTACAAACAACAACAGATGAGAAGACAAATAGGTGAAGTAATTACTTGGCTATTAGTGGTTGGAATTGTTGGTGGGTTTGCAGTTTTAGTCGCATCCATTTGGATTAAAGAGGCACGAGCAGACGCTAAAATATACAATGCACCTAAAGATTACACATACAAGCAAAAAGTATGGCAAGGTAAAATCAAAGAAAAAAAGTACACGACATGTAGACTAAAGAAGAGAGTTACGTCAAAATACACGGATAAGAGGGCATGTATTTATGAGGGTGGTAATAAAACTTTTACAATGATGATTGAAACTTGGTGTCCTACCAAGTATAAATGTTTGTACGATCCTAATGGGAAAATGCCCGATATTGATCAGGTAATGGAGAGTTTAAGAAGTATAGGGAGAAAATAATGGACGGTAGTGTAATTTTAGACGCATGGAATGATTTATCCTATTTCGAGGGAATATTATTTACAATTTGGCTTTTTATCCTATATTATGGTAAGTGTTGGATAGATGAAAGGTTTAAAAAATGATAAGATGGATTTTTAATAAAATAATAAAAAACAGTAGAGTTGGTATTAGCTCTGCTAGAGAACTATCTAAACATAGACTTCATACAACAAAGTATGAAGACTTGTGTATGTAGGAGGACGGAGTGCTTCAAGCGTTAATAGGTCCAATAGCTAACTTAGCTGGAACTTGGTTTGAGAACAAAGTCGAGAAGACAAAAGCAGAAGGACAAGCTAAAGTCGCAGAGGCTAAAGCTCGTGCTACTGTTGCAGAGAAAGTTGCAGCAGGCGAGGTTGCATGGGAAGGTAAGATGGCAGATGCAACAGTGGATTCTTGGAAAGACGAGTTTGCATTAGTTGTGCTATTAGCTCCTGCGATACTAGTCTTCATTCCGGGTATGAGAGAATATGTTAAAGAAGGTTTTACTGTTCTTGCTCAATTGCCTGATTGGTATCAGTACCTATTGTATATAGCCATATCTGCATCTTTTGGAATTAAAGGTGTAGGACAAGCAGCAAAGATGTTAAGGAAAAAGTAATGTTAAAATTTTTTAAATGGTTATTTACTAGTCCTAATAGAGACTTATCTAAACACAGACTACACACAACTAAGTATCAAGATTTATGTATGTAAGGGAGACAAATGAATTTAATAAAACTACAAAATGAATTAGCTGATGACGAGGGCATTAAATATGAATTATACCTTTGCTCAGAAAATCATTTAACCGGGGGTATTGGACATCTTATCACAGAATGGGATGCAGATTACTATGGTAAACCTATAGGATACCCTGTACCAAATGAACAAGTTAATACTTGGTTTGAAAAAGATATAGACGTTACAATAAATGATTGTAAAATTATTTTTGAAGAGTTTGATTCTTTGCCTGAAGAAGCACAATTAGTAATTGCAAATATGTGTTTTCAATTAGGAAGACCAAGGCTATCTAAGTTTAAGAAGTTTATTGCGGCAGTTAAAGAACAAGATTGGGAACGTGCAGCAGATGAAATGAAAGACAGTAGATGGTATAAGCAAACAACTGCGAGAGCAGAGAGATTGATATCTCGCATACAAATATTAGGAGTACCAGTATAATGTCAGCATCTGATAATAAAATGATTGAGGCTATAGCTAAGATGTATCCAAAGCTTAAAAAAAGTCAAATCACTAATTTTGTAAAAAAGAGAAAGAAAAAACCTGTGACTGTAGCAAGTGTTACAAAAGTTAAAGTGGGTGTAATACCTGTTAAGAAAAAGAAAAAAACAAAGAAGAAAGTATAATGGCAAAAGAACTAACAGAAAAGCAACGTAAATTTTTAGATGTGCTCTTTGATGAGGCAAATGGAGATGTTACACAGGCGAAACTACTTGCAGGCTATGCACCTACCAGTTCTACGTCTGATATCGTCAGAGGCATAAAAGAGGAGGTTCTAGAGGCTACTCAAATGTTTATGGCACGTAACGCACCTAAAGCAGCAGTTGCAATGGTTAGTGGTATTAATGATCCTACAGAATTAGGTATGAGAGAAAAAATGACAGCAGCAAAAGAATTACTTGACAGGACAGGTCTAGTGAAGACAGAAAAAATGCAAGTAGAGTCTACAGGTGGTGTTATGCTTATGCCAGTCAAGAATGTACAAGCAGAAGATGAATAGTAAGTAAGTTAACCGAGGAGAATAAAATGGACTACAGTAAAATGAGTAAGTCGCTTCTTTTAAAAAAATACGGACCTTTTATTAAAGAAAATTTTGGAAAAGAAGAATTTGATTATGTAAAACGTGAAGACGTTGATGGAGTAAGAAGCTACATAATATCTTTAGACCCAGAGCCGGTTAAAAAGTATGCGGGTGGGTTATCTACTAAAAAGAAATATGTTAATGTAGTTAAAATTGTAGACAACCGTAAAAAGAAGTAATGAATAATAGAAGTATAGGAACTTGGGAATTACCCCAACCAACAGATTTAAAAGAAGATGATGAGTGGATTAAAATACCACGTATAGCTAGAACAGTACCGTTTGGCTACATCCAAGATGAACAAGACCCTGAAACCCTTAATCCTATAAAAGATGAACTAGATAAATTAGAAATGGCTAGAAATTATGTTAAGCAATATTCCTATAGACAAGTAGCTAATTGGCTAACAACACAAACAGGAAGATACATTTCTCATGTAGGACTAAGAAAAAGGTTAAAGAATGAGCAAAGACGTAAGAACCAAGCTAGAAGCCTACGCAAGTGGGCAGAGTATGCAGAAGCGGCGATCTCCAAGGCGAAAGAAATTGAAGAAGAAAGAACAGGTGCAAAAGCCTATTCTTGAGTCTAAAGTCCAAGAGGTTGAAGATATAGAAGAACTACCCATTGAGCAAACGCACAATGTTATATTTAAACCAAATGAAGGACCTCAGACAGAATTTTTAGCAGCTGGAGAACGAGAAGTGCTTTATGGTGGAAGTGCTGGTGGCGGCAAAAGTTATGCCATGTTAGCAGACCCATTAAGATATATGAGTCATCCATCATTTAGTGGTCTGTTATTAAGACACACAACTGAAGAATTAAGAGAATTGATATTTAAATCTCAAGAGTTATATCCAAAGATATATCCGGGAATTAAATGGTCAGAAAGAAAAATGCAATGGGTAGCACCATCAGGTGCAAGGTTGTGGATGTCTTACTTAGATAGAGACGATGATGTATTAAGATATCAAGGTTTAGCATTTAGTTGGATAGGTTTTGATGAATTAACACAATGGGCAACACCATACGCATGGAATTATATGCGTTCTAGATTGAGGTCAGTAGCACAGGACTTACCAATATTTATGAGAGCAACAACAAACCCGGGAGGTAGAGGTCATCACTGGGTTAAAAAAATGTTTATAGACCCAGCTCCATATGGAAATTCATTTGATGCTACAGATATTGAAACAACAGAAGTGCTTAGATACCCAGCAGGACATGCAAAGGCTGGTA